TAGCACTTCGAGACCAGTGGGCTGACAGTTACTATGGCCGTGACTATCAAGTTCAACAGAGATTACTACAGAGATTGCAGCAACCTCACGTCGATATTAATGTCATCAAGCAGATCGATGACGATCGTGCGTCTGCGTTCAAGCCCACTGATGGTGAGCTAACACCCAGATCCACATACGACATCTGGTCATCAGTCACAGGACGCATGTCGATCTGTGACGGCCCCAACATCCTCACACTTGATAAGCAGTACCGCAAGATCTTCAAGAGCCGCTATGCAGGTGGTAAGATCCTGCAGATTGACTTCACGTCGCTCGAGCCCTGTGTCTGCCTGGCAATGCAAGGCAAGAAGTTCGTTGGAGATGCTTATTCCTGGGCGGCAGCGAAAGTCGAGGTGCAGGTTCCACGTGATGTGCTCAAGATTGCAACAATGTCTGCACTATACGGAATGACACCTTCCAACTTTGCGAAGAAGTTTGCTGACATTCCTCACGCTAATGATCTTCTCTTCCAGGTGCGTGATGCTTTTGGTGTTGATGCACTGACTAAGCGACTGCGGGAGCAGTTTGACGCAGAAGGTCAGATCACAAACCACTATGGTCGGATCATCAAGTGTGAGAAGAAGTCGCCGTTCGTTGCCTACACTGTCCAGTCAACTGCGGTGGATGTTGTCTGTCAAGGTTTCACTCACCTACTTGATGAGCTTGAACGCGACAAGATTCAGATGACACCTCTCTACATCATCCACGACGCACTGATGGTAGATCTGACTCCTGAAGCAGTGCAGCACCTCGAGGAGCGTGTCAAGCAGGGGATCTTCATTCCTACGCTCGATTGTAAAATGCCCCTCAAGTTGAAGACAATAGATGCATGAGCACCGACAACCTCGAAAATAACTACAATATCTTCCGCAAGCTGACACAGAAGTGTGGCAGTAGATCAGAAGCCCTCCTAAAATTGGTCGACGATCTTGGAGAGCGACTTGTCATCTGTCCGGGTCACGATCGCAGGGAGAAGTCAACAGCAAAGCCTGGTGGCCTCATCGAGCACAGCCTTAATGTCGTCAAGACAATGCGCGCGCTGGAAGGAGCTGCAGCCTTCGGTGTCGATCCTGAGAGCATGCTGATTGTAGGTCTGTTCCATGACATCGGGCGTGTAGGTGACATGACAACCGACTACTACCTGACACAAACATCCGACTGGCACCGCGACAAGGCAGGCATCCTCTACGTCTATAATCCTGCGCTACCCAAGATGCCTCACAGTCATCGATCTCTAGCGCTGCTTCAAGCTGCAGGTGTTTCACTCACAACAGACGAGTGGGTCGCGATCGCCGCCGCGCAAGGACCGTCACTTGACGAGAATAAGTTCTACATTGGTGGTGAGACCCCTCTCACTCTGCTCACACAGACAGCTGCTCGGATAATCTACCAGAAAGAGAAGGTAGGAGATAGTTAGTAGTGTGAGTAAGACGCAAGAGCCCAAATCAGGTTGGTATTCCGGTCGCACAACGGGTATCCCCGTCGCTGGTGCTATCGGAGGCGGGGACGACTTCGCGCAGAGAATAGCCAGGCCATATATACCAGGACGTCCCTCACAAGGTGGTATGAGCACAAGTGCTGATACCACCTTTTCACTTTCGATGGGAAGCACCGTTCCAGATCCGCAGGAAGATGGTCTGGACGGATTTAACATCGACAGCATCAACACCAGCAAGCTGGCAGGACCACGGAAGCTTCCAAGGTGGTTTAAGTTGAGAAAGAAGCAGTACTTCCAGCGCCCACTCAGCGAGATGATGACAGACGAAGTAGACCTCGATAAGCACGAGGAGCTTGAGGCCGACCTCGAAGAGTTCTCAGGAGTTGGCGCGATCGCAGGTTATGTCGAGCCCCTCCACGGGCCAGGCGGCCCTGGGCAGAGTCGCCGTAAGTTCTATGACAGAATGGCGAAGCCCTACGGTGCCAAATATTTGCAGGACCCGCTGAAAACAGCAAAAAGTAGGCCATAATTATAAAACGAAGCGCTGGTTCGTAAGATACCTTCGCTTCCCTTCTACGACAAAGAACTCTCTTTCTTTTAGAAGTTAAGCATTAACCATTAAACGTTAGGACATCACAACATGGGTATCAACTTCGACGCACTGCGTAAGCGTCTCGACAATCTGTCTGGTAACAACAAGAAGAGCAACTCCTCCTGGAAGCCCAAGGAGGGCGAGGAGTACACTGTTCGCCTCCTCTCGTTCCCAAACAACGAGGGTCAGCCGTTCAAGGAGCTCTGGTTCTACTACAACATTGGCAACAACCCAGGCCTCCTCGCGCCCTACCAGTACGGCAAGCAGGATCCCATCCAGGATCTGATCAACAAGCTTCGCGATGAGGGGACGAAGGAGTCATATGAGCTCGCCAAGAAGCTCTACCCAAAGATGCGCTGCTACGCTCCTGTTGTCGTCCGTGGTGAGGAGGAGAAGGGCGTGCAGATCTGGGCATTCGGCAAGCAGGTCTACCAGTCACTTCTCGGCATCATGCTCGATGAGGATTACGGTGACATCACCGATCCTGAGAGTGGTCGTGACGTGAAGGTAAAGTGCTTCAAGCCCCCAGGCAAGAAGTACTCTGAGACCGAGGTCATGCCTCGCGGTAAGTCGTCAAATCTCACCACCAACGTAGGTACTGCCAAGCAGTGGCTATCCAACATCCCAGACGTGAGTGCTATGTTTGAGCTTAAGACTAACGATGAGCTCACAAAGATCGTCAACGATTGGATCAACGGCGGTATGCCGGACGGCGACGGAACCACACGTGGTGGTTCGGCGTCTACCGATGATGACACCCCTGCCACAACCCAGAAGACTTCTGCTGTCCAGAATACAGCACCCAAGGCTGACAAGAAGGCAGGAGGTAACTACTCCTCTATCGATGACGCCTTCGAAGATCTAATGGGCGACTGACTTAACTAAGTCAACTGAGCGGGACGTGAGTTGTAATCTAGCTCACGTCCTGTTATAGTATTCATAGGAGAAAACATGGCAAGAGTTCCTAAAGAAAAGAAAGGTGCCGACGATCTCGGTGGTGATTTTACTGCTGAGCTTATTTCGTCTCTTAACAAAGAAAACGGTTCAAGGATTGCATACAATCTAGCTGAAGATGAGTCACCCACACACGTTAAAAGCTGGGTGTCGACAGGCTCTACACTTCTTGACTACATCATTTCTAATCGTAAAAGTGGCGGTCTGCCTGTCGGTCGAATTATTGAGATCTTTGGGCCCCCATCGATTGGCAAATCTCACATCGCAACGCAGATTGCACGTTCAACCCAGCAAATGGGTGGTATTGCTGTCTACATTGACACTGAGAATGCTACATCTGTAGAAAATCTACAGGCTTTGGGCGTTGATGTAACAAGACGATTTGTGTATGTTGACACACACTGCACCGAAGACGTCTTTGACACAGCAGAAAAGACAATTCTGAAGGCAAAGGCCATGCAGAAAGATGTCCCAATTACTATTATTTGGGATTCTGTTGCAGCATCATCGCCCAAAGCAGAGCTCCTTGGTGATTACGATAAGGAGACAATCGGCCTCCAGGCAACAGCAATCTCGAAGGGCATGCGTAAGATCACAGGTGTGATCGGCGACCAGTCTGTGCTGATGATCTGCCTAAATCAGATTCGTACCAAGATCGGTGTTCTTCACGGCGATCCAACAACAGTGCCAGGTGGAATGGCAATCCCATTCCATGCATCAGTGCGTCTCAAGTTGGGCGCTGGACAGCAGATCAAAAATAAGAATGATGATGTCATTGGCATCAATGTCTCAGCAAAGACGATCAAGAACAAGGTCTCGCCGCCGTTCAGAACTGCCAATTTCCAGATTCACTTTGGAAAGGGCATCGTTGAGCATGAAGAGATCTTTGACGTCCTTCGTGACGCAGGAGAGCGACAGATTGGTGACAATATTGTCTGCGTGTCTGGAACAACGGCGTGGAAAGTTTTCACTGTCACTAATACCGCTAGCGGAACAACTCTCATCGAGAAGAAGTTTCACAAGTCGGACTTTGGTGACATGCTTAAAGATCCCCAGTATAAGACTTATCTTGAGGATCTAATTGATGCAGTCATGGTGAGAACACGAGACGACGCCGACCTTGTTGCAGACGACGACGAGGAAAATGAGTGATCTAAATAGATCACAAACCGTATTGCTGGTGGATGCGATGGGGCTGTACTTGCGACACTTCATCGCCCACCCAGCAATGGGTAATGACGGACAACATGTCGGCGGAATTGTTGGTTTTCTCCTCGACCTAAAGAGAATTGCGGAGCGCTTTAAGCCAAATCCAGTCTATGTTGTTTGGGAAGGCGGCGGTTCACCCCGACGACGCGCCATCTACAAAGACTACAAGAGCCACCGTCGACCTGAAAGGTTGAATCGTTTCTATGAGAATGACATACCCGATACTGTCTCTGGAAGAGACTACCAGATTAAGACACTGGTACGTCTTCTAAAGATGACACCAATATGTCAAATCTATGTACCTGATTGTGAAGCAGACGATGTCATTGGTTACATGTCGCGCTATCACTTTAAGGACGCATTGAAGGTCATTCTGTCAGCAGACAAAGATTATTATCAGCTCATCTCAGATGGGTCAATCATCTACTCGCCCACCTGGAAGAAGCTGGTTCAAGAGCAAGACGTCCTTGAGAGATTTGGCGTGCATCCTGTTAATTTCTCAGTCGCTAAAGCAATCTGCGGCGACGACTCAGATAATATCCCAGGCGTGGATGGCGTCGGATTTAAGACGCTGGCAAAGAGATTTCCATCTCTTGCACAGTCTACAGCAGCGACAGTCGAGCAAGTTCTGTGTGAGGCGCGATCCAAAGTTGAAGGTGGTTCTAAGGTTCAAGCGTACAGGAATATTG